GTGCCGATGCGCTCCGCGATAACGGCGCAGCATAACCCCACACAGCAGGAACCGGCGCGCCGCATGTGACGGCCGCCGGCACGGCACCGAAGTAGTTAGGAGCTACCAGATGCAACGGGAAGTCTACACCTTTCACCCTGACACCGAACACCCGGCGGCAACGCTACGCCGAGATGATCAGCGTCGTATCACCGAAGCACACAACAAGATGATTGCCCGCTCGGGCGATGCCCCACGAGTCTACTGCGAACAATGCCGCATCTGGATCGTCTGGCCAACAGCATGATGATCTGGCTACTGTCCGCTGTTGCAGCCGTCGGCCTGGCGTTCGGTGTCGGAACTCGGATGCACGATCCATTCAATCAATCGGCGTTCCCCTGCATGGAGGATGAAGTGCTGATGTATGCGCCGGAGTTCGGACCGAACAAGGTGGGATGCGTCAACATCGAGGAGATCCGCGACTAACCCCTCACGCTCGCGCCCGTGATCGATATTGCGGGCGCGCGTGTGCGGGGCTGGACGGACCAGCAGCACAGAACAGGAGTAGCAGACCATGACCAGAGTAGAACGGTATCGGCAACACGCTGAGAACGCTCGGAAACGGGCACAGGAACTATCTGCCAAAGGGCACGGCGCGCTCGACCAGATCCCCGCCGGACAGCCGATCATTACCGGCCGCGGCTCCCGCACAACCGCCGATATCAATCGGCGGGAGCGGGCGCACAATCAGCTCGTGAAGGCCGTCGAGGAGACTGAGCGCGCCGACTACTGGGAGCACCGCGCCGACAAGCGCGCACGCTACGACCAGCGGCTCGACCAGGCCGTAGAGACGGGCGCGAAAGCCGAAGGCGTCATCGTTGGCGATACCGTTACCGCACACTTCACGAACTCCGGCCACTACCACCAATTCCGCGGCGTAGTGGTCGGCCGTACCGTCAATGACTGGAAGGTGCGCTGTCAGGAGAACTTCCGTACAGACAGCAAAGGCGAGTTGTACGGAGAGGTTGGCCGCGTCTTCAAGATCGCCGCGTTTCCGTCGCGCACGTTCTCGGCCAACAATCGCGTGTACAAACTGGAGCGCACCCCCGAAGCCATCGAGCAGGACTTCCGCGAGTACATGGGAAAGGACGCCTAGCCATGACCACCGACACGACCGCAGCACAGCACACGCCCGGCCCCTGGGGATGGATCGCCGATCTGGAGGGTCAGCGGCTCGAACTCTGGCCGTCTGCCGCCCATGCCGACGCACCGATCGTCACGGTCGAGGGGCAACTGATTGGATCGGTGCCGACCGATCGCCGGATCTCCGCTTGATCGCCAGCGCACCCAAGCTCGCCGCAGACAATGCAGCTCTGCTTGCCGCGCTGGAAGCACTCCATGCCGAAGTGAGGGCATGGTTCGACACAGGGTACTTCCTGGCAAGCTACTGGAATTGGGGCGATATGGCCGAAGCCAACAAACAGGCACGTGCCGCCATCACGAAAGCGAGGAACGTATGAACGCAGCCATCGACCCGAACCGCATCTTGGCAACCAACATCCGTACGACCGCAACCGTGCTCGATGCATGGCGAGACCGGTATGCCACGACGTACCCAGATCACCGACTTAGCTTTAACGCCTGGTTGATCTCCATGATCGAGCGAGGATCGGCGTGACTACGTACGCCGGCGACCTGTTCACTCCGTACCACGCATGGCGCCAGTTCGGCCCCTATGCCCGTTGTAAGTGGTGCATGGCCACGTATGCCAGCGTCCTACGTGGCGACACCTCGCCTATCTGCAGCGCCAAGTAACCCACCCCGCCAAGCCAGTACAGCCCGTCACCCCGGCGGGCTGTCTGGCTACCCCCGGATGGTATACTCACCCCATGATCTGCATCATCTGCGGTACGTCTTTCATCCCCCCTCACCGGGGGTACAAGCGCAAGACATGTGGTGAGCTGTGCCGTGCCAAGTACCAGGCACAGACCATGCCCCGGGCGTCACGTCGGTACATGACCGCACTCCGGTACACCCAACGTTGGCGCTGACAGAGCGTCACCCTTCACACCGTCAAGCACAGGTGACCATACCTGCGGGTAGCCGTATCCGTGGAACGTGAGGGGTAGCGCCCTACACCCACATATGTGCTCCAGCTATAGGCGCCATCTATATCACAGCCGGCGTCAACCCTATACCAACGACCATCAACAATCGTGATCCCGCCGCTGCAGATCCGGGGTGAGGGGTACCCTTACCCCCTGTACGGCGGCCCCCATTTTGGGAGTGGCTCGTGTACGAAGTAGTTGGTGGGTAGGGTAGATGGTGATGAAGGTGGCGCCTGCGGTACGGAGGGTACTGGGGTGCCGGTCGCGGCGGCGCGACGGTGAGGATGTGGAGGATGGATGGCTTCGCCATCCCCCCAACGCTCTGTTTTCAGGAGAGAGCGCCCGTATCTAGCCGATGTTTCTGTGAGAAACGACTGCCGTTAGGCGGTTCCGCTCTGTGGGCGATGGTCAGTCGGTTGGAGTATGTGCAGCGTGTGACGGGCCCGCTGGCATGCTTGGGGGAAAGAGAAAGCCGCCTCTCCGTTCGTCATGCCGCCGGTATCAGCGACCGGAGAGACGGCATGACGCAGGTATTCTCGCACCGCGCTACCCTGTTGTCAACCGATAGGAGTCGGACGTATGGTTACAGGGATGGAGATTGTTGGCCCTGCTGCGGTACGGGAAGTCGCCAGGAAAACCGGCAGCGGGAAGAAGTTCTTCTCTCGTGCGCTGGAACGCTCCCTTGCGCGACCTTATTCCGGTGGGGGCTCACGCTATCAGGCGGTTGCAGACTGGGTCGTCGACCTGGCAACAGGGGTCTACGAAGATGCCGGGTACAAGCTCCAACTGGAAGCAATCCGGTTCATCGCCGAACGGACGGAAGGCCGTCCGATGACGCAGGTAGAACACTCCGGCTCTACCCAACACACCCGCATCGTCCTCAAGTGGCAGGACAGCCACATCATCCCGGACGTCTCAGACGACCCACTCCTTCCAATCGCCTACGAGACGCTGGATGCGGGATACGTAGACGCCGAAGTAGAGGAAATCGACTCTGGCATCACTGACTGAGGTCTCCTTCCAACGGGACACCCTGCATCCCGGCCAGAAGATCGTCTGGGAACATCCTGCACGCTTCAAGGTTCTGGCAGCAGGACGGCGCTGGCGGAAGACAACCCTCGGTGTCCTCATGTGCGTCGAGACGGGCCTCAAGGGCGGACGGGCATGGTGGATCGCCCCTTCCTACAAGGTCGCAAACGTAGGATGGCGGGGTCTGCGCCAGATGGGGCTGCAACTCCAGGATCAAGGGTTCAAAGTCCGGATCCGGGATACGCCGGAACGGATCGTCGAGTTCGGCGATACGGGCGGCTCTGCCCAGGTCCGCTCCGCAGACGACCCACAGTCTCTCCGGGGCGAAGGGCTGGATCTCGCCGTCTTCGACGAAGCAGCCTTCGTCATCGAGTCGGCATGGACGGAAGCAATCCGTCCCGCCCTTGCGGACAAAGAGGGCAAAGCCCTGTTCATCTCCACACCCAAAGGGCGCAACTGGTTCTGGCGGCTCTGGCAGACCGCTATGTCGCAGCAGGATCCGGAATGGATGGGTTGGCAGTTCCCCACCTCCTCCAACCCCCACATCAAGGCAACAGAGATCGCAGCAGCCAAACGGTCGCTCCCGGAACAGACCTTCCTCCAAGAGTTCATGGCAGAGTTCGTCGAAGACGCCGGCGCCGTCTTCCGCGGCGTCACCACCGCAGCCACAGCAGTCCTCCAGACTGAAGCCATCCCTGGCCACGACTACGCATTCGGGGTGGACTGGGCCAAGCACCAGGACTTCACCGCAATTTCGGTCATGGACGCCACCCTCAAGAGCCTCGTCTACTCCGACCGCTTCAACCAGATCGACTACTCCGTACAACGCGGCAGGCTCAAGACACTCTACGAACGGTTCCGCCCCTACAAGATCATCGCGGAGTCCAACGCGATGGGCGACCCTATCGTCGAACAGCTGTTCAACGAAGGTCTGCCGGTAGAACCCTTCCGCATGACCAACTCCAGTAAGAAGGCGATCATCGACTCTCTCGTCCTTGCGTTCGAACGGCAGGAGATCAAGATCCTGCCAGACCCGACCCTGATCGCCGAGCTGCAGGCGTTCGAGGTGGAACGGCTACCGTCCGGGCTGCTCCGCTACAACGCCCCACACGGGATCCATGACGACACCGTGATCTCCCTTGCGTTGGCGTGGCAGGAGTGCGCCGTCGAACGGTGGGTGCTGGCATGAACAGACTGCTCGCCGTTGTACAAGCCTTGACTGTGTGCCTTATGCTGTTCCTGACGGCGCTCGCTGCCGGGCTTGCGTTCAGACTGTTCGTCTGGGCCGCAGGGTTCTAGGAGGCGCCTCGTGGACAGCAACTTCAACCGTCTCGGCTGGGACACCATCGCGTCCACCAAGGCCCACAACTTCATCCCTACTTGGCAACAGGGGATCGAACAGCCCATGCCGGAAGGGTACGAACGCTGGGCGGATATCGGCTACGCCAAAAACACCCTGATCTACGCCTGCATCCAGCTGCTCGCCAACTCCTTCGCCTCCCTGCCGGCCATCATCGTCCGTAACCAGAGCAGCGACTCCGCTGTCTCCGAGCCGGACGAAACGATCCGCGACCATCCGGTACTCGACCTGCTCACCTCTCCTTCGTCTGAGTGCGACGGCTACGAGTTCATGGTCAACCTCGCAACTCACCTGCTGGTCGCAGGGAACGCCTACATCCAGAAGGTCCGTGCGCCACGAGGTCTCGGCGCTCCGACGGAGTTGCACATGCTCCGGCCAGACTACGTTTCGATCAAGCCGGGCGCAGACCACGATCGGGACGTGTTCATTGTCGAGGTCGCAGGGCAGGTCAAGGCCCGCCTCCCTCGTGCGGATGTCATCCATATCAAGATGCCGAATCCATCCAACGACTTCTACGGGCTGTCCCCCATCCAGGTGCTTTCGGAAGCAGGGGATCTCGACCTCCGCATGACGGAGTTCGAACGCACCTTCTTCAAGAATGCAGGCGTCCCGTTCGGGCTGCTTACTACCCGTACCCGCCACTCCGAAGATCAACTCAAGGAGATCCGGGGGCGGTGGAAGTCCACATTCGCCGGCGTCAGGAACTTCTTCTCTCTGCTGATCCTCAATGCCGAAGAAGCGAAGTACCAGCAGCTCGGCATGAACCAGTCCGACATGGAAATGGAAGGCACACGCGATCACGTCGAGTCGCGCATCTGCGCCGTGTTCTTCTCGACGCCACCTATGCTGGTCGGCGCGAACGTCGGTCTCAAACGCGCCACCTACTCAAACTACGACCAGGCCGAAGTCGCCTTCTGGTCGGAGTCCATGCCGCCCTTCATCCGCCAGATCGCCTCTCCGCTCACACGCGACCTGCTGTCGGAGTTCACCACAGGGCGGGACGCACGGTCGCGCCTGACATTCGATACCGCAGGCGTACAGGCCCTGCAAGACGACAACGTGAAGAAGCTCAAGGCTGCTGCGGACATCCTCAGGGAGGTCAAGACGATCATCCCCGTCAATCACGTCATGGCCCTTGTCGGCCTGCCGAAAATGGAGGGGGGCGACGTCGTTGTTATCGAAACCCCAGCCCAGCCGCGCCAATCCTTCATCGGCCCCGGCGGGGAGGAGACATCACCACCCGGCGGTGCCGAACAACGGCAACTATCCGCCCGCCGGATGGTCAAGGACGCCATTGCAAGCTCATTCCTTGACTCCTCCCTCGCCGCCCGCGCCCAGATCGTCGAACGTGCGGCACCTGACATCGAACAGGAACTCGACGAGTTGGCCGACCGCGTTGTCGAGCGCATCAGGGCGGGCACACGGGATACGTTCATCGACCCAAGGGATGAAGCGATCTTCTTCGCCGCGCTCCTTCCTTTCGTCGTGGACGCACTCAGGTCGGGGTGGACGTTTGCAGCACTGCATCTCAATCTCCCTGACGAGTTCGATGCAGAAGACACGACCATCTCCCGCCTGCTCGCCAACGCAGCCGACCACGTACAGGGGATTACACAGACCACCCGCGAACTCGTTGCGGAACATCTCGCCGTCGCAACCGAACGCGGCTACACCATCGAA